TATCCTAATCCTTGATTTTGTTTAGAAATCAAAATTTGATTATTTTTTGCTTGATTATAGGAAAAAGAAATTTCGCCCATTTTATTACCATTCAGCTAGAGCTGTTCTAACCCATAGATTGGTAGCTTTACAAAAATAAAGATAATTGGCGTCTGCAGTAATTTGTCCTGCTGTTCCTGGTGAAGTTGAAGTTGCTGGAACATAAGATGTATCCATTACAAATCCACCACCATATCCAGGACCAGCATCTGTAATGATGTCTGCTAAAGATGCTATAAGATCTGCTGGAAATTCTTCTGTTTTCATTCTATATTAGATTACACAATTTTAAATACTTATTATATTAATTATTTATTTTATCTATGGTCTTGTCTATTATATTATCTGTTGGAACTTTTTCTTTAAGCCAAGAGTTCATAACACCAAAATAAACAAGATGTTCACTATCAATTAAATACAAATTATTATTATAATTATCTTTATAAGGTATAATTCCAGAATCAATTTTTAATTCTATTGCTTTTTCTTTTTTAAATTTAATCTTATACATTCCAATTAAATTATTATATCGTTCACGAGCTTGAGAAGTAATTAATGCATCATCTCCAACAAAAGAAATTAATCCGCCATTATCTTTTTGATATTGCTTTGGAGTGGTTGCGTCATATGAAGATTTATCATCTTCTATTTTATTTGGTGTTATAGTCGCACAACCAATTAGAAGAAGATTAAGAACTAATGCGCTTACGAATTTTTTCAAGGTCTTTCTCCTGTACTTCTTTTTCTATTTCGCTTTGATGGTTAACTTCTTTTTGAGCTTCTTGACGCTCTTTCATTTCTTTTGTATTCTTAGCGCCGAATATATTATTAATTGCTGAGAATATTCCAGATACTGCAGAGAGTAAAGCTTGAAGTATTCCAGTTGGCATAATTACTCTACGTAACTTGCTGTTGCGTCCTTACATCCAGATGCAATAGCATTAAGTACTTTTATGGCTAAAGCTGTATTACCATCTAATCTTGCAAATTGTTGAGCGTAAAGATCTTTTATTACAGTAACATAATTTGCCCAATGAGTTTTTTCTGCTGGAAGATAATCATTAAGAGCTTTTTGAAGTTGTTCTGGAGTTGGAGTGCTTCCAACTGTTAGTCCTTCTACAATAGCTGCAACATGATTAATCATCTTGGCTTTTTCAATTCTATCGTTACCAGAAACTGCTTGATCAAGAACAACAGTGCAAGCTAATACTACTGCTGGCTTAACATAAGGAAGAGTATTTTCAACACTTGTTGTAACATCAACTTTTCCAGTATTGGTTGTGGCGCAAGCGCCAAGAAATATGCTCAAAAGAGCAACTGCGATTAATTGTAATTTATTCATATGTTTTCTCCATTTGTTCTATCTTTTGCTTCGCTCGTTTGAGCTACTGTTCCGCCAGTAACTGCTGCATCTTTTACTGTTAATGCAAAAATTATACCAGATACAACTGCAACTAATTTTGAAATTCCTGTGATATAAACTTCTGCTTGGTCTGGAAGAAATGCTACTAATGAAGGATCAGAATGGATTGCTATTGCTGTGCAAACTGCTACGACTGTGGCTATTCCAGATGAGCTAGATCTCCAATTTGGGCCAAATATTTTAGATAGCATATTTTTCATAATAGATTACACCATATATTATAATATATAAATTAATATATTTCTAAAGAATAATTTCATAATCATCAAAGTTGGGGTTAAATTTTATAATACTTCTTTGAGTAATATTTCTAACAAATCTTTGATATGGAAAATCTTTTTTAGGTAAAAGGGTGGTAGCGAAATCCATGTATAATTCGTTATTGTAAACAAATGGCACAATATTATTTGTGAGTGATGTGGCGGAGCCGACATGTGCAACGTTAAATTTATTTTTAATAAATTTTTTATTTTTATCTATTATAAAGTAAGACGTAACTATATTGGGATTATTTCCCAAGACATTATTATTATTACTTGCTATTGAAACAGTTTGTGTTGCAAATATACTGTCAGATAATTGATAATATTTAAAATAAGGCAATGATGCAGTGGAGTTTCCTGCCCAAAAAGTATAAGGATTATTTATTTCTCCTGATATATATCCGAGATGAAATAATCCTCTTGCTCTTGTAAGTAAATATTTGCTAGAAGATACTGCTGCTGTGCTGCTATTTATTCCTCCAACAATTAAACCATCTCTAACATTTTCTAAAGTATTAATACCAAAAGTAGAGCTTGCCTCTAGACTAATTCCAGTAAATTTTAAAAGTTTATTTTGTATATCTATAATACTTAATGGTGGAGTATTAGTGAATATGGTAGCGCCACCTAAATATAAATTATTTCCACTAAAATCTGCACCCAGATGATAATGGAGTCCTAATCCTGCTCCACTAAAATCAATTTTAAAACTTGTATCAAAAGTATCATTTGTTAAATCAAATCTTGCTAATCCAGTTATCGGAGTAGTATTTACTTTATCAAAATTTCCCATGCAGTATAAGTAATTATCTTTTTTAAGCATTTTATAAGGTGATGCTCCGACTGTTCCAGATCCTATATTAAAATTAAATGATGTGTCAACACTTAGATCACTTTTATTTAATCTGCAAAATCCTGTAATTGCAGTATTATTAACTCCACTAAATGAACCAACAATATAAAGATAATTTCCTTCATTGTACATATCATATAAAGTTTCAGTTGCTCCACCACTTATGTAAACATTAGATGAATCTATTTGTCTAGTTTTTCTATTAATTTTATAAATACTTGAACCAGCAGATCTTCCTTGACTAATTAATGTGGTATAAATTTTATTATCATCAAAATATAAGTACCTACCGCCAATATTAAAATGTTTATTTGTAAATGTTGGATCTATATCATAAGATCCACTATTAAATTTTAAAATAGTTCCAGATGTTCGAGTATAATTATCACTAAGTTTAAAGAAATTTCCACTATCTGATATATAGTTATTTACAAGTGATACATATATATTATTTTTATTATCTGAGACTATATCTTGAGGAAAAAAACAATAACCAGATAAATAATTAAAACCTGTTTCTAAAAATCCGCTAATTAAATTATATTTAAAGAAATTTCTAATTCCACTAATACCAGTAAATGCTCCGCAACCATAAAGGCTATCACCAACTACTTTAAGAGTTGTTACGCCTGCACTTCTTGTTATACCCACTTCTCCAGTAAGAAAAAAATTAAAATTCTTATCTATAACACCACTTGAATTTGTTTTTGTTAAATAATTAATTCCAGTGGTAAAATCTTTGCAACCAAGATTTGTAAAAGTGCCACCAAAAAAATAATTATTATTATATTTTTCTATTGTATTTATGCAATTAACTGGGTTTCCAGAAAGATAAAAAGTTGTAGTATCTATATTTAAATTATCTAAATTTAAAGCATATGCGAAAGTAGAATTTACATCATTGCCAGATAAAATCAATCCGGTATTATTTGCTAAAAATATAATGCCAGTATTTGAAAAATTTGTACTGATTCTATTATTTAAAAAAATTTGAGAACTAATTCCAGTTTCTGGAATAAAATTTTGATCATAAATTTGTACGCTTGAATTATATTCGCTATTATATCCTGTAATATAAAATGCTAATCTTTGATTAGAAGTTGCACTACCAATTACTAAATTATCAGTATCGTAATTCACACCTCTTAAATTAACATTATTTTCAGAATCATAAAAATAATTATTTGTATCTATTAATCTTCCATTTGTGGTGTTTACTACTGCATAACCATAGATTTGTTTATTTTCTATACCGCTAAAATTACCGCATATATGTAATTCATTTCCTTTTATTGCCATACCTTGTACGCTATAACCTAAAGAGGGGGAATCATTAAAATTAATTTGAAAATTTGGATCTGGTTCTCCATTAGAAGCATTAACTTTAATAACACCAGTTCTTGTAATACCTCCTAGTGAATTATTATTATACCAGAGCCGTGGAAGATTTGTAGCTACATACAAACTATTTCCACTAATTTTAAAATCATTAGCTGTAGCAGTAGTCATACCAATATTAAAATTTGGATCAAAAGATCCATCATTTGCATTTAATTTAAAAACACCTGTTCCATAAATTCCTAATGGACTATTTAAATTTGACCCACCAATATACAAACTATTTCCTGATAATAACATACTTGAAACACTATTAGAAGAAACGCCTCTAAACCCCGTAAATGTTTCGTTTAATGTACCATCGTCGTGCAATTTTAATAAACGAGCTTTTGTTGTATCTCCACTATAATACATTTGCCCGATACCACCAATAAAAACTCCACTACCAGAAGATACTACGGCTGATATGTTAACGGTAGTAGTAGTGCTTATCGAGAAACCTAATTTTGCATTAAAGCCTGTTATTCTATTGCCGCTATAATCAATTTTTGCTAAACCTGTACAAGGATCTCCACCTACGCTTTGAAAATTTCCACCAATAAATATTCCATCATTAACAAAAGCAAAATCTGCAACTTGAGATACAGTCCCGCCGGCTGCAGCCGTGCTTGTATTATTATATCTATCTATAAATGGATAAAAAGATTGATCTAAAATATTTTTATTATTTAATCTAAAAATTTTAGGATATTGAATTTTATTAATATCGGATCCTCCCGCGATGGTAGTGCAATATATTTGTCCATTATATGATTTTATTTTATTGATTGAACCTAATTGGTTAAATTTAAAATTAGAAATTAATTGTTTATTTTTTATAATATATAAACCTAAACTTGAGTTTTGATCTTTATAAAAATATGGGTTTTTAATCACACCAATACCTTGAGTAGTAAAATAATATTTATTATTATAAATAAACATTTTTAAATGATTAACGGGGATATTACCTGCACCTGCAGAAGGCATTGTCAAACAAAAATTTGGATCAATAGTATAATTTCTTTTAAAAATACGATAAATTTGAAGTGTTTGTGGCTGACTGCTTTTATTTAAAAGTAAATTATCAATATACGCGTAAAGATAAGTATTATCAGAGTAAATTATTTTAAATGATTCTATAGCTAAACTTTGGGAAAATCCTCCTACATATGGTTTTAATTGATTTACTATATTTCCATTTGAATCTAAAGCTACTAAATTATTTATATTTTTTGTTCTAAAACTAAGATTATCCGTAGCATAGTATACATTATCTTCATCTACAGTAATTTTACTAAAATTAGAGGTTGTACTTGTTATACCGTCAGTATAGTATGGTAAAGTATTTATTCCACTTTCTGGAAAATTAGTTATTTTTGCAGTATCATTAACATAAAAATTCATAATTAATAATTACTTGCGAATGTAGAATATAATTTATTTCTTGCTTTTATAACTTGTAAAATATCTGTGCCACTTGGTAAAAAGTTCAATGTTGGAGTAATACCATTAGAAAATAAATAACCAGTATTAAAACTCATACTTCTATTTCCTGTAGCATCTTGAGTTAAGAATATAGTTATAGATTGTCCATTTTTCATGTTGATTGGTTGATTAAGAGTTGAGTTGCCAGATAGCGTATAATCAAAAAATGTGTTAGTACTTGCGTCTGGAGTAAATATGAAACCTGTAGCACCAGAATATACTGGATAAGTAAAGTTACCACTAACAAGATTAAATCCAGATTCATCTATTCTTGCTATAACTTTATTAAGGGTTGTTCCTCCTACGTGAAATTCTATATTTTTTCCAGCTGTTTGAGTTCCAATATCCAAACTTCCACCATTAATAAATAAATAGCCATCTAGTCCACTTCCATTACTAAATGTTTGATCATTATAACCGCTATTATTAATACCAAGATTAATGTAATTTGTTGTATCTGTTCCGTTATTAGAAGTGATAACTAAGTCTGCGGTAGCAGATGTTCCAGTTGCACGATTTTGAATATTAAGTTGTACGTAAGAGTTTCCGCTACCAACTACTGATAAAGGATTATTTGATAAACCAAGAGGGTTTGCGCTAGAAAGAGAAAATACTCCAGAATTAGCAAATGTTTTAATTCCACTAATAGTTTGATCGCCAGTATTATAAACAATATTTGGTGCAACTACTGGATTTGTTAAAATTACATTTCCACTTGTTACAGTTATATCTACTCCAGAAAGAGATAAAGTATCAATATTGTTTAAATCTAGAGCATTAAAAATACCAGTTCCAGAAACTTGAAGATTACCAGAAGTTTTAATATCTGTATTAAAATTAAAAATTCCAACACTATTAGTAAAATCAATATCGTTCGTAGTCTCATTGGTTAAAATTCTCTGGGTATCCCCATGTTTAAAATCAAATCCTGCCTCGCCAACTTTAAGATAAACATTAGGATTTACCTCAAGTTTCAGAGTTCCATAACTTGCATTTCCCATGGATATTGTAAGATTTTGATAATCTCCATTAGCATTAGTATTTCCGCTAATATAACCAATCAAACTTTCATTATTGCTATCAGTATCATAACCATTAATATTTATTTTATTTGAAAAAGTTTTAATTCCAGAAATAGTTTGATTGCCGTATGTTAAAACAGATAGTCCACTGAGATTATTAATATAAGTATTTAGAAGTGCTCCAGTTTCGTTAAAGTCTCCGCTAAGATTTAAGATTCTATCATTAAGAGCTGCGCCACTTGAGTTTAGTGTGCCACTTAACGCTCGAATATAATTATGTAAAAATGCGCCTGTTTCGTTAAAATCTCCGCTCAAATTATTTATATAAGAATTTAATATTGAACCAGATGTATCAAAATCTCCGCTTAATTGAGTTATATATGTATATAAAACTGAACCACTATTATTTAAAGTTCCGCTCAATGCATTTATATAGTTATACAAATTTTTTCCTGTTTCAAATACAGTAGACGCTGTTGCAAAAGACCCAGTAGCTACAGGTTGTCCTTTAACAAATAAAGCTTGAAATTGTCCAGTATATCCACTAATATTAGAAACATAAAGTCCACTAGAAATATTTATATTACCATCAATAAAATTAATGTCGGTTCCACTTATTGTAATTAAACCAACATTATTAATGTTTATTCCTGTACCGCCAATTGTTACGGTATATTCATTTGATTGAATAACATTTTGAACTAGTCCTGATAATTCAGTTTGGTCTAATTGTTTAACTCTAATTAAATTATTAGCCATATTATTGTTCTAATTTTTTACTATGAAATAGAATGCTTGCAACATATGAATCTACATTATGCTCTGCTGCAATTTCATAAATATTATTTATAATATCTTGATTTTTATCTTTTGGATTTTCGATGTATTCTTTTGCTACAGTTTCCCAAATTTCTGGATTTTCATTAGCTATAATGATTTTAGTTATTTCATTTGCAACTTCTTTTTGTTGACGAGATAACTTTCTTAATGAATGTTTTTCTCTTAAAGAAGATTCTACTTTGTCTTGAAGTTTTGAAGCAAGAACGAAATTATTTTTAATTTTTTCAATATCAAAAAATGTCGCTTTAGATTGTTTGCCTTGTCCGATTGGACTAACATTTTTAGTTGCTTGAGGAATACCCGTAGATCCAGATGGTCTACCTGCTTCGCCCATTTTAGCTCCGCCAATAAGTGGTTGATATAAACCTTTGTCTTTTAATTCTCTAAATTTTTCTTGAGAAGAAATTGAGTCTTGTGGTTCTGGTAATCTTCCAGTTCCTATTGCTTGAATTCCTTCTTCTGGAGTTAGTACTCCAAGTTCAACTAGTCTTGTATAAACTCTTGAATATTGAATATCATCTTTAAGATCAATATCTTCAAATTCTGGAGTTGGATAGTTTTTAAATCCAATATCTTTGCTAATTCTTCTTATTTCTGGAATCAAAAATTCATTTAAAAATGTTTGACGAGCTTGCTTTAGTCTTTCTATAAATACTTGGACTTTGATACTGGTATTTGCGAATTTTTCGCTACCAATAAGAATATTATTTAAACCAATTTGAATATCTCTATCTACAACTTCATATTTTTCTGGACCAATAAGATTACCAATATCTGGAATAACAAATTGTGCTTTTGTTGTATAGTCTGCGATAAGAACTCTGCCAACGCTTTGATTTTCAAATAATTGTTGCATGGCTTGTAAATTCTTTTGATTTATTCCGCCCTTTTCAGGAGTATCTCCCATTGTAACCAAGAGAACTGCTTGCTGCATTGTTCTTGTAATCGCGGCGTCCATTTTTTTCATTTCCGCTTTCCAATTTATGTCTTCTAAAACTGGAAAACCCATTGGAACTGCAAATGGCTCGTAATCTTGTTTTTTATAAAAAACTGCACAGAGTCTATCTCTATCTAATGGCAAAGTTAATACTCCGACAGTTCTTTGTTTAATTAATTTTTGTGTTTCTATTGGAAGACTTTGTAGAACTTCTCGATCTTCATCTGTTTTTGGTTCTTTTAATCTTTCTAATTCATAATCACTTAATACTTTATAATATCTTCCTAATGAAAAATTAATAGTTCCAGCTATTTGGATATCTGATGGATTTAACATTATATATCTAGCTGGTAAATTAACTGATGCTGCTTTTGATGTATTTAAACTAAATGTTTGAGTAATTTTATCTAAATCGTCATTTCTAACTTTTGTATCAAATCTATAAATAAAAACATTACCACTACGATAATATTCTCTAAAAAATCTATCTTGAAAATCAAACAAATTAATTTTTTTAAATAATGCTAAAAAGAAATCTCTGCTTTTCTGACTCCCACCTTTAAAATAAATATTACTACAAGAGAACTCTGTCATTAAATCAATAGTATTTCTAAAAATAGCAAAATTATAATAGCATTTTTGACAAAGAATAACCGCATCACGGATATTCATATTTGAATTAGCTTTTACTCCAGTAGAATATCTAAAAGGAATAAGTCCATCATCAATATTTTTATATCTATCAGTTCTAGTAATAGTAGCAGCTGCATTTCTTCTAAGGCCAGTATAATTTGTATCTGATTCTGTAGAAGCTTTACTTTGATACGAAGCTTCAGATAACATTATCGGTTGAATATCTGCGCTTTTCGTGTGTTTTTCTTCTTTTTTATTTTTTTTAGCCATTTTACTTCAAATATTACACATTATCCAAGCATAATTGGCGAAAAAGTAGCTTCTGCTTGTATATTTTCAACCTTCATCATATCATTATAGCATTTTATTGCCCAATTTGCTAACATAAATGCAGAATAATTATCTTTTCTAGCTTTATTTGCAGAAGCGCTTCTTTTTAGATGTTGAGGTAAATCGAAGCTTTGAGTTCCACGGCTAGTTGCCGAATGTTCAATTAATACGCATTGTTTTTTTGTCTGATAGATAAAGTCGTCTTGATTTTCAATAAAGTCTAAAACTGTCCAGTCCTTCTTATCCTCTACTTTCATTAAATCTAATGGTAGATTTAAACCTATTGTTTGATTAAATGAGGCTTCATCTGATGCCGTTCTACTTGCAAACCATACTCTTTTATAATCAATACAAGCTTGTAAATATTCATTAGCTTTACGAATAAAATTACTTGTAAATACTTGATTAAAAGCTATTCTTTTATCATCTAGATTATATTTATTTTTAGCATTTTTTATCATTAAATCATAATCTACACCTTCTAATTCTGAATCTATATCTAGTGTTTTAATTTCTAATCTACTATTTTTAAATAAATTGGACTGATTGCATGCAGATAAAAATGTATCTGCGCCAGCATTATCAAGAACCATAAATACAATATTAAAATTAGTTAAAATATAATAAAGATAATTAACATGATTTTTTAAATTACCAAGACCAGCATAAGTATGAACTAAAATGCCTTGACCTTTTTCTTCATCTAATTCCATAACTGCCATGGCAAAATAATCTGCATTTGGACTATCGCTCATATTCGGATCAATTCCTAAGATATATTTTTTCTTTGAATCGCCCTTCATTAAGGTGTGTGGAGATTCTCCAGTTTTTAAAGTACATTCTTCCATTTTTTTTGCATTAAAATAACTATCGCTGCCATCTGTAAATCGTGCGCAATATTCTCGTAAAAATCCACTATGACTTGATCCTCCAGCTTGAGCTTCTTCAATAATTGTTTTATCGATCATTTCTTCTGGAAGAGCTTCGTAGCTTAATTGACTAACAAAATATGTGGCTTCAGCTTTTTCAGGACTATGAATTTTATCGCACCACTCATTATAAGTTTTATAAAGATTTTCAAATGTATAGCTTGCAGATGAAAGAGCGATCATTTTACTGGTATTTTCAAAGACCATTCTATCTTTTTCTTCCATGAGTCCTTCTGATATTAATTTATCTTCAAATTCACGAATCTCCATTCTTTCTTTCATATTTTGTGGAGCTACCAAGAATGGCATTAAAACATTTTTAATAATTTCTTCTGGAAGCAAAAGAAACTCGTCAAGTACAAGAATGTTCGCGCGAAAACCTCGAATTTTTTCGCCATTAAGAGGAATAGCGACAATACTACCACCATTAAT